AGAGTAGGGGAGAAGCAAGGAATGTTGCTGCTACCGATGCTCGCACTGTCACTTGCCGGTCTCTTGGGTGCAACGCACGGTTATTACGAAAGCGCACTGCTGTGGCTGCTGCGTAAGCTGGGCAACAATAACGCCGTTGCCGTCGTAGTCTTCGGCATCTTAAATACACTTTTGCGTCCGCTGTCCGCGGCGTTTGAACAACCGGTGTATCTGCACAGCGCCGGTGGTGCCGTGTGGTTGGACGGGCAAATTTTAACCGGCGCAAAGACCATTTTTGCCGCCAAACCGGATCGTTTGGCAACCGCGCTTTTTTTGTCCGGCAAAGGGCTGCAACTGTTCTTGTTACCCGGGTTTGCATGCACGCTGGCAGACTGTGGTAAGGCACGGAGCAAAGCCGCTCTGGCGTTATTTACCGTCGGGTGTGTACTCAGCGGCCATACGGAACTTTTTACCTTATTTTTAGCGCTGGAAAGTCCGTTTTTGCTGCTGGCCTTTGCCGGACTCACCGGCGGATGCTATTTGGTGTCTGTGCTGCTGGGTCTCCACTGGGGATTTTTGCAGAATGGGGGAATCGTGGAGTTTCTCCTGCACAACAGCAGCGGCGCACTGCCGTATCTTGTAGGCGTGACATTTTGCGTGCTGGCCTATTTTGTCAGCCGGTACGCCGTGGTACGCTATGGCATTGCGGAACACAGCTGCGTTTGGCTGCCGGAAGATCTGCGCCCACTGGTACAGGAACTGGGCGGTCTACAAAACATTCTTGCCATTGAAAATGACGGTGTGCAGGTGCGCAATAGCAAGCGAGTAAACACTTTGCTCCTGGAGGGAGAACTGAAGGAAGACCGTTTTATAACCGATGATCCGCAGATACAGACACTAAAAGAATATCTGCAGTAAAGAATTCGTTCTAAACAGAAAACAGCATATAAACGCCTTACGCACAGGAACAAGTGCTTTTCATTTGAAAGCTCAGTCGGTGGCAGAAGATTCATACGCAAAAAAGATAATCGAAAAAGGCACCGATGTGGTACCTTTTGCGATTTTAATATTGTTCAGAACAGGGGCTTGCATTTTGCTTTTGAATTTGCTATAATTATACAAAATTATTATTGTGTCCTCATAAAATGCGCAAAAGGGGAGAGCCTTGCGGCTCTGCCCCTCGTGTGTCAGCTGGTCGTTCACTTGAACAGGATTTCAAACTTCCAGCTGAGCTTTTTAATTGCCCTGCCTGCCAGCAGGGCTTTTATTATTGCCCGGAACATTTTTTTTACACCTCCTTGCAGTCCCAGGTAGCGAACTATTGATATTGGCAAGCGTGCGTGCGCTGTCGCTCGTCGCTTGCATAGTCCGTTGGAAGTAGGCCGGGTGCGGCAAGTCAAGGGAGAAAAGCAAAAAGTCTGCAACAAGGCATAAGGAAGAGTTTTTGCGTACCCTTTACTTGTCGTGCCTGGTCTGCTATATAACAGAAAAGCACCCCCTCCTGGGGGTGCTTTTTTTATTATTCGGTTGTTATTTTAATCGTGCGTAGCAAAATGCAGCTATTAGCATTGATATAAAAATCGCTAAAGCCTTCATTATTCACTTCCTTTCACTGTTTTCTCATATACCTGATGATTTCATCATCTGGTATCCCTAATACGGATATTGCTTTTTTTATAGTCTCTAATGTGGTCTTGTCCTCGTCTTTCTCTATTCGTTGGTACTGTCTTGCTGAAATGCCTATCATTTCTGCCGTCTGTTCTTGTGTGTATCCTTTGTTTTGTCTGTATTCCTTTAGCATTTTAATCACCGTATATATTCTCTCATATTGATTTAATGTGCACCACGACACTGTATGTCGTTTATTTTGAATTTTCTATTGACATTTGATGTCGTGTCTGTTAATAATGAATTGTAACGACACGATGTGTCGTACTGCTGGAGCGATCCAGTACATGACCGCCCCCGGGAAAGCCCCTATCTTCCCCGGGTGTGCGGCTTTGGAGGTGGTTTTATCCTTAGTCAGTACGATATAGAAACTGTAAAGGCGTTGCGTGATAGGGAGTGTTACCGTCTTGCACTTGATATGTGCATTGACTTGTATAGTGACCTTTCGGTTACGCATGAGGTGGCTTTTAAGTTTCTGAGTGATAACGGCTTGCTTACTCATTGTTATAGGGACTTTGAGTTAGTACAGTTACAAGATAATGCCGAAAAGTGGCAATCAATTCTTAATTCTTTCGATTTTGGAGGTTGTAAAAATGGTAGCAACGATTAAAGGACAGTTCCTGGAGCAGGGTACATTTAACCGAAAGACCGGCGAAACGGTCGCGTATAGTGAGGTTTTGTGTGAGGATAATACGGTGGTGCAAATCAACGACTATATCCCGCCTGCCGGTACAAAGAAGTTTGATCCGGTCAATATCCGGGTAAAAATTCATTCAACAAAATTCGGCTTGCTGATCCGTAACGCGGATAAGTAATATACCACCATAGTAAAGGAAGTGTCAGCAGTGAAACAGAAAGTAACCCCTTTCCTCTCCGTCCTGCTGGCACTTTCTTTTCTTATGCCTGCCGCTCTGTTTGCAAAGCCGATAAAAGCCCATGCGGCACAATTTTCTGTATCACCTACTTATGTTATGGTAAGTGATGATAATGCATACAATAAATCTACAAAATCATGGACGTTTGGCGGTGACGGCAATAACAACAACCCTATTTCTGTTAAGGATATAACATGGGGTCGGCAACAAAACTGCGCTATGGTATCTACGATTGCTTTTCGTGGCAATTCAATGAAGCAAGTGCAAGCGGGGGATAGCCTTACTATTACTGCTAATGTAGCCCTTTATGATTATGATAATTACGGCTACAACATGTATTTTTGTATCTTTGACAAGAATGGTAAGCAACTTATAAATCCTCGGCAGATGACTAAGCAAACCGCCTATAAATTTTCTTTTACATTTGAAGCTGCTAATGATATTGAGGGCTACTTTGGGTTTATCTCGGGTAAATTAAAATGCAATACCGCTTCGGTGTCCTCGCATGTTTTTACTGCGGCTATTACTGGGTGGACAGTAAACTGTAAACCTGGTGAAGTAGGCTTTTGGAACGCAGTAAAAGAAGCCCTTACCAATGTGCTTACCTGGCTTAAAGAAATTCGTGATAAGATTGTAAATGGCTTTAATGATCTTGGTAAAACGATTTCTAATCAGTTTTCCAACCTTGTTAAAAATGTACAGTCTATGATCGATAGTGTTAATAAGTGGCTGTCTGACACCTTGGATAATATCAAGCAGTTTATGTCCAATGTAGGCAAGTGGTTTACAAACCTTGGTAATTCTATATCCGGTTTCTTTGAAAAGCTGTGGAATAGGATATGGTGGGGCAATGAGAACGGAGAGAGCGAGTATGTAAAGCCGACGATCAGCAATAAGTTGCTTGATATTCTTGCCACTCTCCAGGACTACCAAGAGAAGCTAAAATCTACTATTGACACTATCGGCTCTGCTGCAAGTGATGTAGCTAACTATATCTCTGCTGGTACTTCCTTTGTTAATGGCGTTGTGGGTGTAGCCGGTGCCGGATTTACTGCACTTATTGTCTTTGGTATCGTCTTTGTGCTGGTGCGAAAGGTGGTGGGTCGGTGAAGTATATTATTGATTATATTATCGTCTTTACGGACTGGCTTATTACCGCCATTAAAGATATTTTACTGCTCCTGTGGAATGTAATATTGATCGTGGTTGAAGCAGGGAAGTTTTTAATATCTGTGGTTACTTCACTTCCCGCTTTGGTTACTGTGCCTGCTGTGGCTTTGGTCGTTGCTTGTGTTCTGTATAAAGTCCTCGGTCGAGAGGGGGGAGAAGCAAGCTAATGGAAGATCTCGCAAGCCTGTTTGGTCAAGGTTTTTCGATACTGTGGAATGCAAAGCTTCTTGGTATGCCAATTATGTTTTGGTTTGTTCTCGTAGCCATATTTGGTATTATCGGTAGTTTTCTGAAAGGTAAGAAAGAATGAAAAAGAAAATTATTTTTATCGTATCTCTGCTGCTTGCACTGTCTATACCGTCAGTAGCTTACGCAGAGGAATACGGAAATACATATCCGGCTTATGTGCCGGTGTCGGGAGGTGCGTATATTGAGGTTCAGTGTGCCCTTGGGCGTGGGACGCTTGTCTTTGCGCGTGAGTACAAAGACGGTTATTTTGGCTTTTACGGCAGTGGGTATAGCCCTGCTAATATATCGCGTAGTACCATCAGTGGCACCTACTATACGGCAGCTGGTGCAAAATATAATGCAAGGGTAAATGCAATGGGTGAAGCCCAATATTATCGTGAGACAAGTACACGGTATGAATGGACAAACCTTAATGTCACTAAAATATATAATACGAATGTGAAGTTTGAGGACTTTAAAGATGATCGTGCTAATATCATTGATTTGTTTTCTTATGATCCTGTTACTTATCTCTGGCTGGCTTGTACTGTCGTTATAATTCTGCTGCTGATGTATATTGCTTGGAGGAGTTCTTGTGATTGAGTATTTTACTAAATTGATAGGGGAGTGCCCCAGCTATCTTTATGGCGTGGTGTATGTTCTCTCTTTCTTCCTGGTCTGTTTTGGCCTGTATGTCATATTGACATTGATAAAAGTATTTTTTAGTCCGTTCTTTAAGGGTTAGTGAGGTGATGATATATGCCCTTGTCTGTGATTGCTATGGAAGTGACTTCCGCAGCTGACGCCATTACGGAATTTACTTCTGTTTTTACCAAAGCCTGGGCTTTTTTGACCAGTAATTGGTACTTTCTTGCTTTGATCTGTGTGCCCCTGGGTGCTCTGCTTCTGTCTACAATTCTTGGTTTTATTCGGAGTAGGACCTAATGGTTGCCGAATGTTTTAACAAAGCCATTGAATTTATAACAATAACGGCAGAAGCTTGGTTTTCTCTTGTTATTGATGAGTGGCCGTTTTTCCCTTGGTTCCTGCTTGGCTTTGCTGGGTTCTTGCTTTTGGTGGTACTTCGTTTCGTCCTCCGAAAGGTGTATAGATAATGTTATATAATACATTTGATGATACTATTATGGAGCCTATCGGCTGGCTGTTTGAAGTGCTTAGTGGTGTGCTATATTTGCCGTTCCGATTCAATGAAGATACGATAATTGCCGGACTGATCGTCATTACACCGATCGCAGCCGGTGCCTTGTGTTTGATCATTGATTGGGTCTTTGATGTCCGGGATGAGTTCAGTAACTTCCACCGGCTGGAAGATTATACTTCTTCATTTCGGCAGCACTTTCAGCGCTACGGCCGCCCCCGGCAGAGTAGGGTAGACTTAAAAGCCTTAAAGGAATACCAAGACTATAAGCATAAACAAGCTATGGAGTTGCAAGAAAAGAAGCACACATATACTCATGACTATTTGCAACAGCAGATGGCACATACAAAAATCAAAAACGCTATGCAAACGGAGCAGTCTACGCGGTTCTCCCAAAACATAGATAAATTGAAAAACTATCAAGAGTATAAGGCAGGCCGTCAAGGCGGTTCCGTTCCGCCTGCCGTTCCTGCTTCGTACAAACCGAAAAAGGTCAATGGCGCTCCTGTTCCTCCTGGTAACCACCCTGAGTTGGATATTGAGGTGGATTGAGCACATGACATACAGAGACTATAAAGAAAGGAGAAAATGCAATGCCTGTTTATCTTGCTGAAGCTGGTGCTACTGGTGGCGTGAGTCTTGCTACTCTCGATACGCTGATCGCCGGTATTAAATCGGCTATTGCCTGGATCTTTAGCTTGTTCGCACGGATCGTTAGCACGATCTCTACAAACGATTTGCTGCTGTATCCTGTGCTGCTGTGTATGGTGATCGCAGCTGTCACACTTGCTATCCGCATTGTTCGTAAGTTTGGTATGAAGTCCCGCCAGTCTTAACCCGTGAGGGCGGCTTGTCCGCCTCCGGGTTAGACCGTATCAGTATTTAGAAAGGAGTTAATATATGCCTGTTTCTGCTGCATTGACCGCAGCGATTACTACAAGTGACATTTTCAGCAGTATGACTACTGTCTTTGAGCTGCTGATGGATCAGTTTACCACGACTGTGTCCACGATCACCAGTAATCCTTTGCTGTTCGTGCCTGTCCTCTGCGGCTTCGGTGGCGGCCTGATTATGGCCGGCGTTAAGGTCGTTCGCAAGCTGGGCGTGCGTGGTATGGGCGGTCGGCGCCGCCGCCGCGGTTAAATCTTAAATATAGGCGTGGTAGGGGCACGCCTTATTTTTTTTGGAGTGATTAACTTATGGAATTTATTAAAACATTGTTTCAGCTTTTTAATTACCTTTTTCAATCCGCTTTTGTATTCTCCCCTTTTATTCTTCTTTTTACTTCCTTGGGTGTGCTTCTCGTCCTTTCTGCGGCTCTACAATCATTTTTTAGGGGGTACTATAAGAAGTGAATTTGTTTAATAAGAAAATCGCTAAACATAGCTTAGAGCCTTATTGTGTGATCGTTACAGGCGATAGGGGAGTAGGTAAGTCTACTTTGTTTGCCCTTATTGTAGAAGCAGCTAAGAAAGAGGGCTTGGATGTATTCTGCCAATTCCCTTATAAAGATTGTTACCAAATCCCACTTACATATATCACTAAGAAAGGATATACCTACTTGGACATAGATAAACAGTGGCTATACTCTCACGATTTTAACCACTGCGTACTCTTAATTGATGAAGCAAAAACCGTTTGGCCTGCTCGTGGCTATGCTGATTGGACTATGCAAGATGAACAGTTCTTCAACTTCCTCCGCAAAAACGATATACACCTATTTGCTGCAACCCAGGCGTATGATGGTCTTGACCTAAATGTAAAGCGCGCTGCTGATGAAGTGTGGTACTTAACGCAGTTCTTTTGGCATTTTACACATATCGAATCAAGCCATACGACACTCTGTAAGGTCGCAGACAAACAAACAGAGGTGCAAGGCCGTATGTTTAAAAAAGGTATGAGAAAAGTAGCCTGGGATGTCTGTGAAGTGCCTTTGAAAAACTTCTTGTTTTGGCGTAAGTCCTATTATGGCAGCTTCATTTCCAACTTTGTATTTGGAGAAAAGCCAAAGCCGCAGCTGGAAAGCTGGAACGATACGCCAGTGTTTAAATCTCTTTAAGTCTTATAATATAGTAAGATTATACTAAATTATAAGATGTCTATTTTATTTCTCTTGACTATTGCTCAAATAAGAACCATTATAGGGGGTGTTTTTTATGGAGCGGAAAGTACCTAAACGCAGGATAGAAAAGATAGTTATAAGCGGTAATGTGATTGAATATTACAGGTACTTGAAGCCCTTAAATGTAGAACCGCGTGAGCATGATATAGAAAAGAATAGAGAAACATCGGAGGGAAAAAGAGATCGGAATTTATACCGTGCCCGTGCTGATCTACGCCGGGCTATATGGTGCAATCAAACAAAATATACAAAATTTGTAACGCTTACCTATAAAGATACAGAATTAGATCAAGACAATGTGATTTATGATTATAAGCAGTTTATAAAGAAGTTGCGTAGAAGAGAATTTATAGTACCTTATGTATATGTTACCGAACACCAAAAGAAAAGAGGAATAAAAGAGGGTAATGCTGGCTCTTTGCATATACACTCTCTGCTTTTTACAGATGAATTTATAAGCGCGGATATAATCAATACCTGTTGGGGGCTTGGCAACACTGATATACATAGTCTGAAAGATGTAAACAATTTGGGCGCTTATGTTTGCAAATATCTAACTAAAGAAGAGTTTGACCTTTACCATAAACATAGCTATCATTTGTCCCGCGGTCTGAAAAAGCCGGAGGTGTTGACTACTGATGGCTATATAGGCCAGTGGCGGGATATGTACTCGAATATTCACGAAAATACAAAAGTCATTTATAGCAACGCAACTGAGTTTGTATACGCTGGTGCTGACGGAAGTATGCATACGAATACTATATTGTACGAACAGGGTATATTTAAGTAGGGTTGACTATTGGTGAATAAAATGCTATAATTATACAAAATTATTATTTTGTATAATTTAGGGGAGTCAAAACAGTGAAAAAAGCGGAATTTGGGCAATTACCCATGCCCGTACAGGACTATCTGTTGTATTTGGAGGCCATCAAAGGTCATAGCGAATTATCGGTGATCGAATATGCGTCGGATTTGCGCACCTTCTTTCGCTACCTTGCCAAGGAAAAAAATCTGTATCCGCCTGACACGCCGGACGATCAAATGGATCTACGGCAAATCAATATGGACTTTATCAAGACCATTACACTGAGCGACGCCTACCAGTTCTTAATCTACTGCAAGAACCAACGCGGCAACGCAGAAGCCACCCGTGCGCGGCGTGTGATCGCCATACGGCGCTTTTTTATCTATTTAACGGACAACCGGCACTTGCTGGAGGAAAATCCAATGAAAGTGCTGGACGCGCCGAAAACAAAAAAAGCCCTTCCAAAGTACATGACCTTGGAAGAAGCACGCCACTTATTATCCGTTGTAGACGGCAAACACAAAGAACGGGATTACGCCATTTTGACCTTACTTCTGAACTGCGGTATGCGACTGAGCGAGTTGGTGTCCATTGATTATAATGATATAAAATCAAACGATACATTGGTGATCACCGGTAAAGGCAACAAGGAGCGCACCGTGTACTTAAACGATGCCTGCAAATCCGCCGTTTCCGCCTATATGCGGGTGCGGCCGCACGACGGTGTAAAGGACAAAGCTTTATTCCTAAGCAGTCGCAACCAACGGATCAGCCCCAAGACGGTACAACACATGGTGTACGCTTATTTGGACAAGGCCGGACTGGGCGATCGAGGCCTGTCCGTGCATAAGCTGCGCCATACGGCGGCCACACTGATGTATCAAAACGGCCATGTGGATCTGCTGCTACTGAAAGAGATCCTGGGCCATGAAAACCTGGGTACTACGGAAATCTATACCCACATCAGCGACGACGCAGCCAAGGCCGCCATTGAGGCCAATCCCCTTGCCGATCTTGATACGCTTAAATCGAGATCACAGAACTGAACAAACTGGTCAACCCTGCATTACATAAGGCGGCCAACGCCACGAAAGCGGCGGAAATCAGATATTTTTTTAAATAATCCCGCACCTGAATTTCAGCGGGGGACTCCCCTGTTGCATCGTCTCGCTTGACGGACAGGTGAAAGATGGACTTGGACATATCGGTGCTAATTTTAATGGTGAGCATGACCACCGTCAGCAAAATAGAGGCCGCCGGAATCACCATCAGCACACAAAACAGCACGCCCTTCAGCCGAAAAGTCATATAATAGTAGCACACCTGCATACCATAAGCAAAGCCGCAAGTCATGGGCACAAAATGGATCAACGGGAAGCCGATCATACAAAAGCCCAAAAAGACCGTTACCAAAAATATACTGAAATACAAGCAAAAATCGTTGAGAAACAGCTGTAAAAAGCGGTTCTCCCCTACTCT